TATTCTATAATTGCATCTTCCGTATCTTTTGTAAAATACTGTCTATTAGGTCCTCTTTTTCTTGGCATATTATCTGGATTTAAATCTTTGAATTGTTTCCTTAATTTGATTAAATACAGAACCCACATCATCATCCTTTTCAAACATTTGACGTTGGTCAATTTGTCTTAAAGCTTCTAACAATGCTTCATTTCTTTTTAATTCGTCTTGAATAAAAATATCGGTTTCATCAAATGTATCTTCATATCTTTCTAACTTTCTTAATAAATTGAAAATTACAAAAACTGAAATACCTAATAATACGGATAAAATAATAATTGTTACTAACATATATTAAACTATTTCATATCCTTTTAAAAAATAATCGTTGGCTTTTTTGTATTTTACTTCTACCATTTCCCCATCAGGTGATTTCATTACAACTTTATCATTTCTTCCGTAAGTGTTTTTGTTTATAATAGTTGTACTATAAACTCTATCTTTAATTGTAAGTCCATCTAAATGGTCAATTTCATGCTGAACGATTACAGTCATCATTGTTTCTTTTGAAACTTGTTCACCCTGCTTATCTCCTTCTGGGTTAATTTCAAATGTCATTTCACCCATATTATCTGAATCAATTACAACTTTGCATGCTCTAATTGTTCTAACTGGTTTTTCTAATGATTTTGGAATTGAAAGACATCCCTCATAGAAAAGAAATCCATCTTTAGATTTTTCTTTAATAACAGGGTTTAAAAGGAACAATTCTTCATCACCGAATTGAATCAAACAAGCTCTTTTTTTAATACCTATCTGTGTTGCTGAAATACCTAAACCTGGATGTTTAATTAAGGCATCTTCCAATTGTTTTCTTAATTCATCGGATTCTTCTTGTGTGATTTCTGTTTTTGGGCATGGTGTTTTTAGATACTCTCTAAATTCCTTCGTTTCAAACCCTTTGCTGTCTTTGTCAATAATTAATTTCATTTTTGTTTTTTTAATCCGTATTTTATAAATTTATACCAAATTCTTTCGTGTAAGAAATATATAATTGGTTTTATTATTAATTCTCCCAATCCAACTATTCCTGCCCATTTTATAGGCAATCCTGCGAAAATTGTTAAAATTACCGTTGTTATAGTTCCAATAAACCTATAACTAATACTTTTAGCTATGTGTCGTTTTACCAGTGGCATCAATTTCTCCTTTTCTAATTTTAGTTCCGCTTATTTCAGCGATTTCAGTAGGTGGTTCGTGATAAATTACATCATAACCTACACCCCTACCATAGTTTACACTCTCAATATCAGGAATAATTGATACAAATAATTTATCCCAATTTTGTTGAAAAAATGGTTCGTTTTGCAACATTTTTAAAACTTCTTGTGCTGATTTAGGGTTGTTCTCATCTTTTTGAATATCTCTAATTGCAACCCAAACATTTTTTCCTTTATCCATTTGTTGGCGGATTAACCATTCATGTCCATTATGCCAATTCTGCCATCTCCCTATGAATAGTGCGTACTTTTTCATGTTGTTCGTTTTTTAAATAAGGTAATATAGCCAATTCCTTTGCTTTTGCTTCTACCATAATATCAACATCCAACCCATAAGTGTTTGGTAGTGAATTAATATAATCGGAATGAGCTTGTGGTTTTAGTTTTGAATTATTTTCGTGCAATGCTTTACTTTCGGAATAATGTACTTCTTGTCCGATATCTTTTGGCCAGGTTGTTGCTGCAAGTTTAAGTGCCTGTTCCTCTGTTAAATCACCTGTACAAAATTGGTGGTGATGATAATCAAATACAATAGGAATTCCTGTTTCTTCGTAAATATACATTAAATCCTTAACAGAGTACATTGTAGCCTTATCATCATTTTCAATTGTAAGCCTCATTTTAACCGAATTAGAACACCTATTAAAGTTTTTGATAAATCTATCCATCGCAGACTTTTTATCTCCGTAAACGCCATTACAATGAATATTAATGTTATTGAAAGGTGATTTCTCTAACCCCATCATATCAAATATCTTACCATGTAGTTCCAAATCAGCGATTGAGTTTAATACAACCTCTTCTTTTGGTGAAGTTAGTACACAAAACGGACCAGGATGAGAATTTATACGCATTCCCCAATATCTTGCGTAATCACCTGCTTTTTTAAGTTCTGCTTTGATTTCTTTGTAATCTTTAAGTTGGGTTAAATCTAAATGGTCACCCCAAGGAATAACGGCAGATGATAAACGGAAGAAATGTATTCCATTCATTCTGTTCCATTCTAAAATTTTGATAATATCCGATGCATTTTTAAGTGCAAGTTCGGAAACATAATCTAATCCTTTAGTTTGGAAGGTTTTTTTAACCATAGCACGATTTGTACTTACGTGCTTACCCATTGTCATATTAATACATGCATATCCTATCTTCATAGAATGTAATATACGAAAAATAACCTAATTTACCAAATATTAGTAAGTTTTTACATTATCCGTTTTAGACTCTTCATCCAAACGTATACGATTTAACTCTCTAATACTACCATTTTTATTATTTAACCAATATTGAACTGCTTTTTGATTATTTATCCACTTTTGTCTATCATCCCACGGAAAATCAGGATGCATCCAAGATTCCCACTTTAATTCCAAATCACTATCATCATCTTCATCATTATTTTCTACTATAATTTCTGAATCTTCTAATTTTTCGGAATTTTTTCCACTATCTTCCGTATTTTGTGAAATATTTTCTACTAAATCCTCTTTTTTATCACCATACACCTCATATAAACCTAATTTTTGGTCATTTTCCATCATTTCGGTTAAAATCTCTTTTTGTTTTCTTTTTTTATCCGAAATCAAACCATTAAAAGCGATAATTAACGCAACTGCTAACGGGTCAAATACAATTACAATCAAAAATATAAAGAATTTTACAACTTTATTCAAATCAACACCAAAAGCATCTGCAACAAAACGAAATCCACCCACTTCTCTTTCGGTTTCAATGTTTGCGTTTTTAATTTCATTGATTTTTTCGTAATTTTTGTTGTTTTCTTCGGTTAAAGTATTGATTTTTTTAGAAATTTCAGTAATTTCTTTATCGGCGTTGCGTACCATTTGACTTAAACGAGATGTAGAACCATTTCTTTCAACTACTTTACTAATATTTGCTTCTTGTGAGTTACGGATTTGTTGTAAGTTGTTTAATTGTGTAGTATAACGTGTAATTTCGTTCTGATTTTGAGTAATTTTAGTATCATAAACTGAAATTTCTCTATCAATTTGTCCCAGTTTTAGATTTTGCTGTTGGAAAGCATTGGATAGATAACCGAAAATACCGGCAGAAGTGATTAACATCAATACAACAACCGCAGATACCAAATACCATTTATTAAATCCACGTATTTCATCCCATTTTTGTTTTAAGTATGTTGCACCTACTAATTTAGCCAGTTCTAATGAACCCGCCATTATCATTACTGATACTGATGCTCCGGCAAATAGAATACCTAATCCCGTTACGGAGAAATATGCCGCACATCCTGCTATAATTAGTGCGGAAAATCCGACTAAAATTTTTAACCAATTCATATTATCTATTGATTGATACTAATTCAGAAACTCTCTCAATAATCTTTCTGGCATCTTCAATTGTTGTATTAATTTGAGATGGTGATAATGTTTGTGCACCGTTTGCAACATTTTGAATTATGCGTAACTTACCATCCAAAGCCTCTAATAGTGTTTTTATTTTTTCGTTATAAATCATATGTATAAATATTTTATTAAATAAAAAAGGGTAGAAACTTAATTCTACCCTTTTAATCTACGAAAAATAACTGAATTAACCAACTTTTAAGGTTAATTTTTTTGGTTTGGACTCTTCTTTTCTTTCTACAATAATTGATAGAATTCCGTTTTTGATTTCTGCTTTTGCATTTCTACCATCTAAATCTTTACCCAATGTAATTGTTTCTTTGATGTTTCCAATTAATTGGTCAACGGCTGTTTGTGAATCTTTTTTCTCTTTTGTTGCAGTGACTTCAATTTTATCTTCATAACAATTGATTTCAATGTTTTTAGGGTCATGTCCCAATACTGATAAAGCAATGTGTGCTTTATCATCTTTAACATCAACTGCAAATTTAGAGGGAACAAATGTTGTTGATTTGTTCTCCCAAACTGGAGAATTTCTTTCAAAGATTGATTCTAATACTTTGTCAAAATTTGTGTAATACATAGTTTTTAATTTTTTAGTTAAACAATTTCTATATATTGTTCAAATACTATACCAAACTTTTTTTTGGAAATAATGTCATTAAAATTTGACATCTTGTCTTTCAATAACGGTAGACATGTGGTCTGCCCAATGCATAATGAATTGTAGTTTACCTTTCAATTGCTTTTTAATATCATGTCCTTTTAGGTACTTTTGATTATCTTCATCGTACATACCATCGGTAAGTTTAATAGCAAAATATTCATTTTCATTATAGGAAATACCATATGCATTTAATGTAAAGAAAGTTCTATCGGTAAGTGTCATATACGATATTTCTTCGTTTCTTTTAAAAATATGTCCTTTTTTCCTTTCCCAATCAGTATCGGATGGAATGTAATGCATTAAACCCTTAATACCCAATTTACCCAAATCGTGATGTAGACAACTGAATACCAATTCTTCATCTGTAAAATCAACCACACCACCCGCTTCTTCAAATACTTTTTTCATACGAAGTGCGTTCTTTGTTACATTAAAGATGTGGTCTATATACCCACCAATATATGCGTTATGATAATAAATTGAGCCGGATGCAGGTGATAGTGTAAGGTTAATACCTAATTCACTTTCGGAATACATATGAAGTAATTTCTCCAATCTTTCACCTGTAAAATACTTTTTGAGGATAGCAATAAACTTTTCGTAATTTGCTTTTAATTGTTCTTCTGAATACTTGTTCATA